CCGACTGCACTTGCGGCAGATTTGATTGCATTGAATAACATCATCTTGATAATCATGTTTGAAATATCTCGCATGATTGATACTGCCATACCTTTAAAATCCGCTTTGCCGGTCATAACAAAGTCAGTTAGTGCGTCAGACATTGAACCAAAGGCGCGTACCGTGACGTTACTCATGTTTTCAGAAACATTTCCAACATCATCTTCAATGGTTTGCAATCCTTTTTTAAATCCACCAGCCGCACTTCCTCGCGCTTCTTCGTTTTGTTTTTGGATTTCTGCGCGACGCTCTTTCAGTTTGGCAATTTCTTGATCGAGCTTAGCAATATTTTCATCAGTCATGCCGATTTTTAATTTCGCCGCTTCCAAGTCTAATTGATGGTTGTACTGCATCAACTCTTGCTCTTGGCGGGTTTTGCCAAGTAGCGTTAATTCAAACTCCATTGCCTGTAACTTCTCGGAGTTATCAAACGCAAACTGGTTGATTGCAACTTCCTGATTCGCCGCGTCAATTTGTGATGCAAGGCTTTTCAGTTTCGCAAGCCCCTCAGCGCCGAAATAAGCGTATTTTTCAGCATTGGCAACAATATCTTGAGTGAGTTTATTTACTTCCTGATATTGGCTAGGCTGACCAAATAAAGCAATGTCTTGAGCGTTGGCTTTTGCTTCCGACAACTTCTTCTGCATTTCGCCAAGTTCTTGCGTGTACTGCTTGTCGTAATCGACTTTCGAGCCTTTCTTTTTGCCGCCTTTCTGCTCGTCTTTCGCTAAGTTCGTTTGGGTGTACTGATCAACATAATCATCAAGCATTTGCCCGGTGTAGCCCTTTTCCTGCCCCTCACGTAGTCCGCGATGTTGATATAACGCCTTCCCTTTGAGCTTGGTTTCTTCCTGCTCTCCTCTCAGGCGCGCCATATCTTTTAAATATGCGGCGCTCAATTTGTCGCTGGCGTAGGCTTTAATGGTCCCATCCGCTTGTTTAATAGCTGTCGTGCCTTTACCAAACATCATTGAGAATAGCTCATTCAAGCTTTTTTTCGCGTCATCGGCAGACAGTTTCAGATCATCAAGCGTGCCGGAAAATACAAGTACTTTATTTGTGACATCAGGCGTTTTTTGTGCGCCTTTGCCCAACTTCTCATTGAGTTCGTCTTGCGTTGCCGTGAGTTGCTCGGTTGATTTATCTAAATCCTTTTGAGCGTTCTCGAGTTCGTAGGTTAAATCAATTAGCTTACCTTGGATTTTCTTACGTTGCTCTGCTTCGCTTTCAAACTGATACCAGCTATCAGATCCGTAGTTCTCCCAACCTTTATTCAATGATTCAATCTGTTTTTCAAGCTCAGCAATTAAGCGCTTTTTGTCCTCGACGTTTTTCTTAAATGCCACCTGACTTTCTTCAAGATCTTTAACTTGCTTATTCAGCGCTACGGCGGTCATCTGCTGTAGCGCTTCTTTGCTAGTATCGATTGATTGTGTGTATTCTTTGGCCTTTTGAGTGGCTTCTTCTGTCGCGTCAGCCGTATTTAACCAATATCCGGCAAACGCCGCTAATGTTGTAACAGCAGTAACACCAAGCATGATAGGATTTGATAAAAACGCGGTTTTCATCAAATTAAGTTCAGCTGTCGCTCCTCGTACAACCGCGCGATAAGATGTCATCAAGATACTTGATCGAGCCAATCCGGCATTAGCCGCCGCTTGGGTAACTGCGTTTTCAGCATAAGCGGTTCGCAATGCCAGTTTCGATGCCGTTAATTCTCTTTCAGCTACGACAAGCTGTTGAGTAATTATCTTCTCCTGTTCTTTCAGTGCGTTATACTGCACCATGCCGGCGGCACGCGCAGAAGCGTTAGAGCCTTGTAATTGTGTGGCTAATAATTCTCGCTCAGCGATAGTTTGTTGTTGCGCAATTCTTAAACTATCAACTCGCGCTTTCATTGCCTGATAATCAACCGTAGTTTGACGCAAGGTTGCGGAGGTTGTTTCGGTCATTGCCTCCGCTCTTTCGCGTGCGGCTTGAGCAAGTTGTTTTTCTTGGGTAATAGCCACACGTTGAGACGCGTAATCGTGTATGCTGCGAGAAGCTTTTATAGCTCCCCAAACACCGATAAGCGCGAGCCCAGCGGCAACGGCGGCATCCATGTTATTTGCGACAACTAAAATACTTTTAGCAACCTTATCCGAACCACCTACAGATTTATCTAACTCACCAACAAATTTAACGGCTTTAGTGTTTAAGACTTCCAGCGCATTTCCAACCGTCGTAACGGTTGTAGCGTAATCAATATCAATTTTATCTTTGACTTTCTCAAGTGCACCAATAACACGTTCGGCTGTTAATTCGCCATTCTCACCCATTTCTTTTAGGGCGCCGATCGGCACGCCTAAACCGTCTGCAATAGCTTTCGCAAGTGCCGGCGTTTGGGTCATAACTGAGGTGAGTTCTTGTCCGTTTAATACGCCTTTGTCTAACGCCTGACTAAATTGCAATAACCCAGCTTCAGCGGATGCCGCACTTACACCAGATAGCGCAATAGTTTTATTAACGGTTTCCGTTAAATTTGCCGTGTTTTTTTGTGCGCGCCCTAGCTGATCTTCTGCATTTGCTAATTTGGTGTAAACCTGACCGGTTGCGGATAGGCTTTGATATGTACGGGTTGATATGTCAAAAATATCCCGCATTGCTGCCGCTTGTTCTGTCTGATCTTTCGTTACAAGTTTAATGCGGTTCCCAAGTTCGGTATATTCGTCAGCAAAAGACAACACTTTTTTTACCGGAATGCCGGCAAACAAATTTATCTTAACTAACCGATCCGCGCCTTGGATACTTCTCGTCAGCCTTTGTACATTCTGCTCAATCGAATTTAGATTGCTGTTTGTTGTGGTGGCAAATTTAACCGCACTTTTTTGTGCGCGCTCCAATCCTTGCGAAAACTGGACTGAATCTAAAGCCAGATTAATATTCAGTGAACCTAATTTGCCAGCCATATTTACTCCATAAAAAAAGGCTCGCCAAAGCGAACCTTTTCTAAAAATTAATTAACGATTATTTGTGCAGTCGAGATTTCTCAACATTGAATTCAATTATATTTCCAATCACTAAAACAGTAATGCCATTGAGCAATGCGAACAAGCCCCAAACCCAAAACGGAGAACCTGCCAAACCACCACCGAAAGACATATAACCGAGAAAAGAAATATATCCAACAACAACCAAAAGGAAAATGACTTTTCTTAATTTATAAGTTAGCCAAACAACACCCAGGCTTTCTAAAAATTCCATGTTCCCTCCAGCATTTCAACGTTTAATTTCATGCTTCTAATGTACGAAATAATAGCCAAAATAGCAATAAAAAGTGCGGTCAATTTTTACTGCGTTTTAGATTTCGTGGCGATTGCCCGGATAGGCTAAATCGGATTCATTGAATTTACGAATCTTCGGCAGCACACGGGAAAGATTATCATCGCGCCATGGATCAGCTTCTAAATCTTTACTCATTTTGAGTAAGATTCGGCGGGCACGTTCCACTGTAAACGGATATTCATTCGCTTGGCTGACAACTTCCGGCGCGATCGGTGCTTGTAACAATTTGAGTGGTTTTACCAACATTTTGAGTGAACCAATCACGCGCACAGCGATAAACCATAACCAAAGTAAAACGGTGATGTCGTTTTCGGTCATTTCGATGGTATATGTTTTTGGTTTTGACTCCGGCAACGCTAACTGCTGCGGTTGGTTGCGGTGCATTGCCAAAAATGCCCGTAACACAATCAGGTGGAATTTTGGTGAAATCCACATTGCGTAGGAAAGCACTAATTCTTCGCAAACCCATGTGCCTTGAAGTTCAGGATTGCGACCGCCACGGACAATTTTTACCGATGCAGGATTTCCTGCATCGCTTGAATTATCTATTTCCGCAATAAGATCTTTGGTTTGTTGATTGGACATAAACAAAGACGGTTTATGGCGATTTTCTGCCCCACTTGCAACATGAAGATCATTTAACGAATAAAGATTGTCAGATTGGCGAATTGAAGTTTTAAGAATAGTTAAGTTAGACATAGAATGTCTCCTTTGGATTTTTTACGAAATTAAGATTTACCCTAGATAGGGTGCCAAGAGGTTCGTAAACCGTCCAAAGTCGGCTGGAGTTATTCCCCGAAGGTCTTTTATTCCTCGCCCTCTCGGCATAGATAAAATTGGATTTATGCGTGTTAAGTCTTAATGGCAATAAAACTAAACGAGATCACAAATTTTACGCATAAAAAAACCGCTATGCTGTCGGGTGCGGACTTCCGCTTTGGATTTAAGGCTACGACACCTTGAAAGTCATACTAATAAAAAAAGCCTGTGTTGTAAACAGGCTTTTAAATTTTTATCGATTAAGTATTTCTGGTATGCCTTTATCTAATACAGATTGCAGTTCATTTCGCACGTTATTATTATTCAGTGGCGCTCTTTGTATTTGCCCAAAAGCCATTTGAGTTTCAGCCCAAGATTCAGCCCATGCTTTGGCACCAGACTTAAACTTACTTACTGAATATCTTACTTTTACTTGTGGAGTAGTTGAGTATGCGTTGCCTATTGCTATTTGAGTTAACATACTCTGCGCTCCTTCCATTTGTTTAGAACATATCACATAATTTTTTGATTGATCTTCTATAACAAATCCATGCTCATTACAGCGCTGAACAATAGCATCCATAACTTGTTCAGGCGTGTTATTTGGATATTCGCTCTCAGCTTTGCCCGAAGCTGTTTGTTTTAATAATTGCGGTTCTTGAGCACACCCAGACAAAAACGTAGCCATGATGCCAATCAATAATAATTTTTTCATTTTAGGTTCCTCTTATTTGTATAATAAATCTCATATATTCTAAGGCACCTTAATATTTTCTGTAAGTTTTCGAATGGAATTATTTCAATTTTGCGACGCAGATCGCATATTTTTACAATGAAATTCGACCGCACTTTTTTTCATAGGTATTCTCGGTACACCTTTAATAAACGGAGAATATCTATGAAAAAACAATTCATGCAGTGGCTATTGAGCAAAGATGAACTAATCAGCAGTAACGCAGAATATATCACCGCACGACTGGACGAAAACTTAAAAATCCAGCCATGCAGAGAACGAAACCGAGCAACACGAGAAGAAAACGCAATAATCAAAGGACTAATAGCCGAGTTTAACGATTCGCTAAATACTCAGTAACGCCGTCATCTTCTTCATCATTTTCGACCGCACTTTCTTTGTAAAACGGCATAAAATCCGAGAGTTCAGGCAGTTTAGCCTTTGGATCGCGGTTTATCATCGCCAACAGGTGGCTAATTTGTGCGGTGCGGTAATCTTCCCGCCAAAGCCCGAAAGGTTGTTCTTGATAGAATAGCTCGTATTCTTGAAGCTCTCTTTCGGGCATTTGCTCAATTTCACTTAATGTCTTACCCAACGCAAGGCTAAGGTTTATTTGGAACTTGCGCCGGTCGGTGAGTTTTTTGGATTAAGCCCCATAATGGCTTTGTTTACTGCATCAAAAATGCCACCGCCAAGTTTGGAAATCAGCTTCAAATCTTCGTCGTCGTCAGGATTGAACAGATTAACGCCGTTTTCATCACATAATCGAAGCGCAATTCCACGCTGTAAAGCATTCGGATCGTAAATGTTTTGTAATTGCTTTTGCAATTCGTCTTCATCGTCCAAATTTAATTCTTTACCTTGGGCTAAGGCTAATTTAATTAAGTGTTCGCGCTGACCGTAAATAATTTGGTTATTTTCGCCGACAGACAAATCGCGGATATAGTAAGTTTCGCCCTCATATTCAAACGGTGCGACTTTCGGCTTTGTTGCTAAAAGTTTTTCACGTAAACTCATTTCAATTCTTCCATTCATTCAAAAAAATGACCGCACTTTTTAGGTGCGGCCGCACAGATTAAGCTACCGGCAAGTGATATTCGCGTTTAGTGTGCTTAATAGTTGCACCACTTTCGAATTTACCCATGGCTTCGCCGGAATAACCGTTACCAGATTTAAAATAACCGGTTCCATACATTGAACCTTGTCCTTTCGGAAATACTAATTTGAAAGGGAATTTAGCCTTGGCAAAAAATTTCTTACGGCATAATTTTTGCATTTCAGTGTTAGGCGCAGTATGGAATTTCATTTGAGTTTCCCCAAATTCAATTTCTCCAGCTTCGCTTACTCTGCCCTCATCGCACATAGTAGTTACGTCTTCTTCTGTCAATGTATCTTCACTTCTTTCAAGATTTCGAAGTGAACAGAAATTATTTGACCACTGAACTAAAGCTGCTTTAGCCTGAGTAAATACTGTAGGCTGGTCATACTCAGACCAATCTACTTCATCGGCCAAAGTAATTGTATCGGTTGAGACTGATTTAATTGGATAATATCCATCTAAGGAATCTAACCCAGAAATATAAATACAATCGCCAGCTTTAAATCCACTTGAAGCAACTGTAATTGTTGCATTCGGTGTCACTGTACAAGCAGTAATTTTTTTACCGGCATCTTCACCGATGCCGATATAAA